TCCAGATAACCGGATTTGCTGGTGCGCCTTGAACCTCCTGCGCATAGCAGTTGATCAGACGCCCGCCGGTCTCTTGTGCCTTGCGGCCTGCGGTTGATGTGGCGGGGAATGGGATCGCAACCATCAGACGCGCGTATTCCAACGCTGAATAGCCGGGTCCATAGCTTCATATTGAGCGGTCTGCATTCCGCAGCCCTCGCAACGAACCTTGAACAAGATCACTTCCTCGTTGCTTCTGGACTGGTCAACCGAGACGACAGCCGCCTGTTTCCCGCAGGACAGACAGGCATCGAGTTGAGCCTTTTTCGCTTCGCCCCGATGCTCGTTGAGTTCGATTTGGATCTGTTCAGGGGTTTTGGTCATCAGCTATACCCGCTGTTGTTGTCTTCGTCCTCGCCCCACGAATAAATGCTATCCACCTTCAAGGGCTGGAACGTCGGATTGTCAGCTTCGATCCTGCGCATTTCGACCTCAGCCAATATCTTGACACCGGGATCAGGCGGCAGGCCAAAATCACGCGCAGCAAGCTGTCCGATGAAATCGGCCAAGTGCTCTTGGTAGGCCGCAGGAATCGCACTATTCGGCCTCAGAGAAACAATGTCACGCCGTTGCAGTTCATCGAAAGCCGGTTCGATCAACTTGTCGACAATCGCCTGATCTTCTGCCTCGGGAGCCTGCCCTGTACCAGTGACGCGGAGCTTTTCGAGAACCCGCGTGACCAGTTCTGCGCGCGTGATCGTGGTTTGGAAGGGCATCAGTTTGCAAGCGCCTCGTCAATCGCGGACTCAAGCTTTTCCGGGTTCTTAAATTTCTGCCATCCTTTGACGCCGAGTTCCTTGGCCTGCGCGCGCAGGTCGTCCATCTTCGGACCAATCGTGGGCGATACCGAGATCATGCCATCCGCGACTTCAAAGAACCGGTTGCCCGATGCCTTACGGAGAATGAGGGATTGCGTCTCGTCTTGCGGATCCAGATCAACCCATTGGTCAACCTTGAACCTGATCCCGCCCCAGTCGGTAAAGGCGACATTGCCGCATTCCTCGCCGCCGATGAACCTGACTTTGGTCATGTTGGAATCCTTGGTTGTCGGGGCGCAGACAAGCCGCGCCCCTGCGCATCAACTTGCGCTTACGGGATGTAGGCGATCACGACTTCGGCGGAGCCCGCCGTTGCCGCCGTGCCGGTCAGAACCACCGTTGCGGTGATCGTCGTATCAGCCGACACCAGATTGCTCACGGACTCATCGAACGGCACAAAGGTCGTTGCGCCAACAGCCAGGAGCGTTGCATACAGATTGTCATCCGCCGACGTGCCGATGTTGAGCGTATTCGAGGTCCCGGCATCGAAAGCCGTTGATACCGCAACACCTGAAATCGGCTTGACGATCTGAGCGCCGGAAGGAATGACGCCAACCGTTACAGCCGTGCCGTCATCAGAGAAAGTGACGTTCTTGCGCAGATAGTGGATCTGCTGATTGGTCGTCACTCGTGCAGGGGTTGTTCTCGCAACCATGGTAGTCTCCAATTCTGAAAAGGGGAAAGAGGGGCCGAAGCCCCTCAATGTTGATTAGGTGCCGGAAGCCGCGAAGAACCCGGTAACAACACCCCACTGCTTGAGGGTGCCGCTGTCCATCGGGTGCTCTTTGTAGACCTTGCCGACGCCGTAGCCCATTTCGATGCCGATACCCTTTTGGAAACCGTAGTCGGTGTCATCCAGCCCGGTCGGCTTCGGAGCCTGAATCCACGGCAGGCCAACAGCCGAACGGCCGCACAGGAACACCGGATTGACCCGCGCCGACGAATTGCCCGCGGTCAGGAGCGAGGTCCAGGAATCGGTCACCATGTCGTCGATCTCGGGGATCTCAACGTGCAAGACGCCGTCCCAAAGCAGGTCGCCATCCTGGAAGATCGGGTTCTTGCCGACATCACGCGGACGGGCGTCCGTGTTCGATGCCTTTAGATCCGATTTCAGGTCCCGGAATGTCAACGAGCCATGGAAGGCAACGAAGAATTCCCGGCCTTGACCCTTGATCATGTGCGGGCGGATACGTGGCGAGGTATGTTTCGCCATGTATTTCATCAGCGAGCCGGACTCACCCGTGAACTTGTCGTTGGTCGTGTCGACCTTCGCCAAATCCGTTGCGTGAACACCGCTGTGGTTGCCGGTCGTGTTGCCATAAAGAACACGGTCGGAGTTTGCCGCTGCCCAGGTGTTGAATTGGGCTGCTGTGGCGTCCTGGTACAGGATACCGTTTACACGTCCGCCAGCATCAGACCTGAAGCCGGTCGGTTCGGCTGTCGTGGGCAGAGCACCGAGCGAGGCGATGATTTCATCGCGTTGCAGTTGCTTCGCCCAGTCCGAAAGGAGGGGACGCCCTTGCTCAAAAATCGGCGCGGATTCGATGTGCCGAAGGTTTTTCGGGGACTTTACGGCGTGTCTCGCCCAATCCGCCCGGAACCGGCAACCGTAGTTGTCGATTTTTTCTTCGTTGCCGGACAGCGTGCCGGAACCGACGCCGGTACCCGTAAGCTGCGTGACGATCGGGATATTCACCTCGTCGCCGCTGCCCTTGAGTTCATTCATCATGTTGATGATGCTCTTCGGGCCCTGACCCATGTAGGGCGTGAACAAGTTTTCGCGGACGATTTCGTTCGTGATGTCCCGCTGGAACTTGACGATTTCGTTATTCGTGTGTGGACTGGTAACGGCCATGATCTAAATCCTTATGGTCTGGCCATCCGGCAACCGCCCAACAAAAAACCCGCTCGAAAGCGGGCCTGTTTGGTTCTGCTGTTGCGGCTTTCAGCCGGACATTGCGCTCGAAAGTATGTCCTCGTCGGTCTCCGGTAACCGCTCCGTTGTCGTTGCCGACGCGGAAGACGTGCCACTGTTCACCGATGGAGGTATGAAGACATTGGGCGCGCCTCCGGGTGCCGCCTGTGTGGTTTGGCTGGCACGGAGTTTGTCACCCAATTTTTTCAGGATTTCAGGATTTTCAAGAGCTTGTTCGATGACCCGTTGATTGTAGGCGTTCAGGTCGCCGCCGGTTTCCGTCATAAGTTTGTCTTGCCGGTAAGCATCCATCAGAGTTTTGCCGGGATTTGCGCTTGACCTGATCCTTTGTTCAAGGTTCGGGTCGCGCACACGGTCGACAAACTCCATTGCAGCCTCGAACTCATCTGGATTTGCTTGCTGCGTCATTTCCAGACTTGTTTTGACCCGCATGTTTTCGATCATGCCTTGAATTTCTTGGTCCTTCGCAGACAATTTCTTGTCCAGGAAGCCGACAGGATCGGCAAGGAACTCGTCGGTCAGATCGACCGGGTCGGGTTGCGGCTGTGGTGCCTGTGGTTGCTGTGAAATCTGCTGTTGAATTTGCTGGACCTGACCGGCAAGCATGGTGGCTTGACGTTCAAATTCTCGTGCTCGTTCTTCGGCCTCTTTCATCCGCCCATTCACTTCGTCAAACCGTGCCTTCGGGATATTTATCTCAGGCGCGGTCGGCTCTGTGACCGGTTCGGACCCTTCCGGCACTTCGGCTGCTACGGGGTCCGGCGCGGGGTCAGGCTCTGCCACAGGCTCTTGGCTTGCGGGTTCGGCTGGCTCCGTGGCCGGTTCCTGCGGTGCAGGCTCAGGGTCGGCAGGCTGTTCACCACTTATGGCTTCGGCAAAAAAGTCTTCTTCTGTCGGATCGCTCATAATCCATCAGTCCTTCGCTATATCGTTGCTGATCACGGATGGCCCGTTGACGCCCGGCCTCGGCTGGTGATCGATAGGGACGATCTGCCCGCTTCCGTATCGTGGAAACCTACGAAACTTATGCAGCCTGTCGCGGCTGGCTGGCCTGCTCTGACCGCTGGGCGATCTGTGCGGCCTGCGATATGGTATCGCGCTCGAATTCGTCGGGCATCAAAGCAGTTTTCTGCCCTGTTTCCACTGTTTTCGCGCGCGTCAATTCGGTTTCGGCGACGATCTTTTGAATCTCGACCTGCGCCTTTTGCAATTCGATCTGCTGTGCCTGCTCCAGCGCCGGATTCGGCTGCGGTTGCATCTGCTCCAAAAGCTTTTGCTTCGTCTTCATCGGCAGCGGCGACACTTCGATAATTGCCTGTGGCGGGATTGGCGTTCCACCGCGCGCCATTTCAGACCAAACACATCCTGCATGGCGTTCACATAATCCGGGCCTTCATCGATCACGATATCAACGTCAAGCTCGCCGAGCACATTCGTCAAGGCAGGCATTCCCGTGTTAGGATCGACCTGCATGGCGTTGACCTGGATGAACTGCGCGACTTGTTCGTCGTCGGTAACGCGCACCCAACGTTCTGCCGTCCAATACCGTTGGATAGCGGACCACAGAGCGCGGTACAGGCGGATCTTCCAATTCTTGTGCTGGACGATGAACGGACCAAGCTCGACCATGCCTGCCTGTTGCAAGAGCGATATGGCGCGGCCTGACTGCTTCTCGACGCCCTGCCCGATGACCGCCGGGTTGATAGCCGTGTTTTCGATGAACTGGCTGGCATTCTCACGGGCAGCAATCGCGCCTTGGATGTCCTGACGCTTGTCATCAATGATCGCATCCGCGCCTTGCGGCAAGATGACCGTGCCGTCCTTGCGCGCCCATTCCTTGCGGATCGTTTCAAGCTTCTGCGGTGTGTCGCCCTTGATGATCAGACGCTTGCTCTGGACATCGAACATAATCGCTATGTTCCAGGCGTTGATTTCGTCCTGCGCGCCTTTCAGATCCCGGACAGGCGAATAGGCGTCACCATCATCATCACGCACACCGGCGAACATGACATAGCGGCTGATATGCTTGCCGCGCCCGTCGAAAAAATAGCCCTCGCCTTCATACAACTTTTCAGAGCCGGTGAAGATGACGAAATACCATTTGCCCGCTTTCTTGTACCAGACCTCAACGATACGAATGTTGTTTACAGTGCCGCGACTGTCGATCTCGAACCACTTGCGATCCTTTTCAGGCTGCGAAGTCAGTTCCTCGTCGTCGCGGGCGCCGGATTCCAGTTTCTCCCGCTGGTCGGGATATAGGTCAATTGCATCCTCAAGAGTATACCATTTCCCGATGCCCATATATCGGCTGTCGCTGAAATCAAGCTTGCAAGTGCGAGGGTCATAGAAGAAATCAGCCGGGTCAACGAGATTGAACCCGACATCATAGTCAGGCTTGCCGCTCTGCTCCATTTGCTTGCGGGTAAATTCGGATTCGGACAGTTCCAGCTCAACGCCGCCGATCCCGTCAATCGCCGCGTGCATCACGGCATCGTTGGAATGTGTCGCCCAATCTTCTTCATCAAGCTCATAGTTGAGCGTGTGCGTGACCAGTTCCGCGCCCTGCTCATGCTGCGGAGTGCGTGGGAACGCCTTCGGGTCGCGGCGCAACCTCTCCATGGTGCCGACGATACCGTTAATCTTCCGTTTCAAGGCGTTTTGAATGGACGGAGCCATGCCGCGCGTTTTCAGCGCCTTGACTTGACCGGACGTCAACTGCTTGCCATTGTAATAAGCGCGCGCGGATTTCTGCTCCTCGATCTCGTCACGCTTGGCGCTCAGATAATCGAGATAGGAATCCTTGCAACGCTGCAAGCTCCAGAACTGGTCAGTTGTTTCGGGCATCAGGTGAACAGTCCATCGTTGTCGGAACTCTCGTCACGGGTCATCGGTTTGTAGTCAGACGGAAGGCGTTGAACTTCTTCCGGGATAGGCGGCAACCATGGCCGTGACATGCAGGCGTAACGGACCTCGTCGGCAACGTGGTCCTCGCCGTCAGTGTCCAGATCCTCTGGTCTTTTCTCGTCGTGTTGCAGAACCGGGACAGTCCGCCAAAAGTCCGTACAGGTTGTGAACACGACCATCATCGGGTTGCCGTCACCGTCACCGTTCAGCCGATGCCGCATCATGTCCCAGCCGCCCATGGCGCCACGTTGCGTCACTCGCTTGTTGTCTGCCGGGCGAAAGAACGGTCCTTTTGCGATTATCCTGGATGCAAGAGACGGCCCGCCGTCCTGCGCGAAGGCTGCGGGGTCAAGAACGCTATCCTGAATCTTGCCCGCTTCGCCCGCGATCTCGCGATCAACAATCCCCTGCCCGACTTCCTCGGCAGTCATCTTCAAGCCAGTGTTTGGCTTGCCTTCTTTGCAGCCATACCATTCACGATACCGAACGATGCACCCACGGGGCAGCGTCTTGCCACAGGGCGTCACGAACGTATCAAGCACTATCGCCCACCAGCCGACAGAGAACGGCTTTGCAGAGCCCCAATCGCCCGATCTGAACCGGTCCCAGGTATCAGGGATCTTGAATGGCCTGACGCTGTGACGTTGACGGCTCAACGTGTCAAAGAATGCGCCTTCGATCACGTCCCAATCGCCCCACCGCATGGCACGGACAAGGCTTTCGCTTCCAAGGCCTTTCAAGCGCGCTTCGTATTTCGGATCATCCTCAGCCATGGAAGGGTTGTCTTCCAAGCGGGCGGGGATGTAGCCTCGAAGCATTCCGCCTTCGTCGTCGGGCATTTCTGCAACGACATACTCGCCACGATCAACAAACGTCGTCTTGACCCAAAGGTGGCCAATGTTGCCGGGGTTTGCGCCGCAGAGGATGCGCGGGAAACTGCCCCTGTATTGAGCGGGGACCACGATCCCGACCATGCGAACCCGATTCCTCAAGAACCGATACATGGACTCGGTAAAGTGCGTCAGTTCGTCGATCAGCAGGACATGGATTTCCGCGCCCTGATACTTGTAAATATCCTTCTCGTCTTTACAGTGACACAGGTACAGTTTGGAGCCGTTCCAGAACCGGATTTCGTCCTCGACTATCGTGCAGAACCCGCACTCGACCCAACCGGCCAACATGGCACGGAACCCTTTCGGCCCTTCCATGTGGTTCTTAACCAGATCGTCGCGGATGCGCCGGAACAGGTAAACTTGCAATCCCGGTATCGATGCACACCAGATAATCGCGGCCACCCGCATGAGGTGAGACTTGCCGCCACCTGCCGCCCCGCCGTAAAGTAGTTCTGTCGCCTCAGAATTGAACGCCTCGCCTTGACGCGCATGAAGATTAAGATTCAGCTCCGGTGACAGTGACGTTGATGACTGGTACGAGCGCCGCGCCGTCTTTGCCTGTATGTTCATGGTCGATCTTGTCGCGCCATTTGTCGCCTCGCCGGTTGGTCAGCCACATCTTTGCCGCTCCCGGATCAGGGGGGACATGCTCGACTATGTCAGTTCTGGCAATCTCGCCCTGAAACTGGAAAACCTTCTCGCTATCGAACGAATACCCAACGGCCCTTTGGTACAAAGCGCGCTCGACTCTTTCGTCCGCAAGTTCTTTCCCCGCGTGAAGCGACATGCAAAATTCAGGGTGCGCGTGCTTCCATCTGGTGATTGTTGAGCAGTCAACTTCAAAGAACCGGGCAATCTCGAAGTCTGTTGCACCAAGCTCGCACAGCTTTTTCGCCTGCTCCACATACTCCGGCTTGAACTTGGTCGGTCTACCTGCTGGCATCTGCCTTCACTTCCTTCGACACCACAATGAAACACCCGCCGACAGTCTGATAAGCCGTATCGAGAAACGGGTTGATGATCTCAGAGGGCTTGATTGTTTTGGTGCCGGTCATTCGAACCTCACGTATCCGATGCTGTCAGGCAGTTTCATGAACTCGTTTCCTTAAGCCTGAGAACCGATACCGGCCCGGCTGTGCACGTATCGAGGTCGGCTGCTGTTTCGACTGCCACGTCGGCTGGCGCTCCAACATGCATGGCACCCATGGCAACGCGGAACCCAGCACCAAGAGCGACATACGGCGCGTCAATCTCGACACGTTTTTGTTCTGGCCCGATCCATTCGACCTTCCCACACTTTGAAACAACGATCCCTTCGGAATCATCGTCCTTGAATTTTGGAGGATCGCCGACAGCGCCGTTCTTGAACCAGTCCCGGAATGCGGCCAAATCGCCAAGGCACCCACAGATGCCGCCCAAACCCTTACCAGAACGCCAGATCTTCTCTGTGCGTCCTACAATTGTTCCACGGTCGAAAATGCCCTGGTCGGCGGCAAGGACGCCGTCACGGTATGCTATGGTTGTCATTTGCCGCTCCGCCACATTGCAGGGCGCTTTGTGTATCTCGGCATTATTCAGATCCTTGTGTTGGCAAGCAAAGCCCAATAAGATCCCGATAGGATGAGAACGGGGATTCAATGAAAGATTTTGTTGCGAACCTTTTTGCGGGCAGCTTTGGAATTGCTGCAATTTCGTTTTTCGTCGGACTGTTTGCTGCTTGGGCAACTCATGTAATTTGGATGATCCAATTGTTCTCCGGCAAGTGGACTATTTTGGAAGCGATTATCGCCTTTGCCGGCTTGGTGTTTCCTCCGATTGGAGTTGGCCATGGGATCATGATTTGGATCTTCGGTTTCTGATCTCTCATCCCGCCTTACCTATCGACCCATGATGGGGGACGGAGACTGACGCGATTTGAACGCCTTCGGACATCGGTTTAGAGACCGCCACGATGTGCTGCGGAATGCGGTTGACAACGAAACCCTTGCCAAATCCCTCTGTCCTACCGTCCACGTAGATCTTGAACACCTTGCCGTCTGTTTGGTGAAATTCGAAGATGGGCGGGAGCTTTTCGAAGCGTTCGGAGTCGTCCATGATACGGTCAGCGGCGCTCATGCTGCACGCTCAAAAGGCGCACGAATTGCATAACTGACGGAATTCACACTTTCGTCGACTTGTTGCGTGGTGTGTTGCGTGATCTCGACGTCAAGCCTGCCTGTCAGAAGCAAGCGGAGCCGATCAGAGAAATTGAACGAAAAACTCGCACCTGTTTTCATCCAGCCAACATGCTTTGCGGGATCCAGTTGCGGAGGCTCTTCGCCGTGGTGCATGCGATAGCCGAGGAACCGCCGCAGCTTGTCGCCAAATGTCGGCACATAGATTTGATACCCGGCCTCGATATGCTCGCTCATCGTCCCTCACCTGTAAATGTGGCAGTCTGGTATCGGATCGGCGTGGTCTTGCCGTTGGGGAATTCCCGGAGCGACACAGGGTCCGGCCAAGCGTCTGCACGGTAGACAGGCTTGTAACCGTTCCTGCGCTCGAACTCGGCGCGCTTCAGGTCTTCAAGGGCCTTCTCCAAGGATCGATCGCTCATATCCTCGTTTCCTTCAAAATCCGCGTAGCGGGCGGTAAATGCAGATCGTCGGCGTGTCGTCCTTGCCGGAACGAGTACACCAGTGCCAGCGGTCGTCTTTCGATTGGCGGATCTTGTGGCTACCAGTCGGGATCAATTCACCGGTCGGGCGCATCGTGATCCCGCTCGCTTGTTCATCCACCCAGGAATTGGGGACCTCCCGACAATCCATCGTGGAGCAGCACGAAACGTCATAGGTCCAGCCGGTCGGAGCCTCGTGCGCCAATGATGGATATCCAAACACCAAGAACAACAAGGCGACAGCGGCGCGCATGGCTTGCCCCTTTCGGTTTGCGATTAGACTTTGTGTGTCCCCTCGACTCCACGATCCATCCGGGCGCGGGTCCGAGAATGTAGCCAGTGCTGCGCTTCCTCGATCTTGGTCAACGCCAAAGAGTTTTCACGACAGGAGAACGGACCCTTTTGGAAGCTGCGAAGCCTATCCACGACGACCGCCAGCAATGCCTCCTGAGTCAGGCCATTGACCCCGCTTTCTGCGATTGGGCCATTTTGAAATGAAATCTCTGTGGTTGCTCCGCAGGGCAAGGAGAGTGCATATTCGTGGCAGGCGCCGCCTGCGCCGGGCTGGTCGAGAACTTCAATTGTGATCTTGTCGTTTGCCGGATTCACTTTGTGGTCTTCAATAACGCGATTGAGCCTCGGCATTGCTGCCTCCTTTGCTGCGGTTGATTGGGTTGCTGAATCAAAAAGACCACCGGTTAAGGTGGTCTGCCCTTGCGGGTCTGAGTTGGCGGTCCTGACGAGATTCGAACTCGCATCCTTCCGGCAGACAACCGGCTGCACTCCCAGTTGTGCTGCAGGACCGAAATGGCTGCGGAGACAGGATTCGAACCTGTGACAAACGACTTAACAGGCCGTCGCTCTACCTACTGAGCTACACCGCAATGAAAATGATGCAGGCCGGGCGCTACCTCCGGCTACTTGTTGGGGCCTTCGGGTGGTTTCCTCCACGGCGTACAAG